AGCATGGGCCATCGCGGCGACGACCGGGCTGAAGACGCGCTCCAACTGCTCGCGGGTGGCGATAATCGCCCGGCCCGACTCGCCGGTCGCTTGACCTCGGCTGACTTGGTTCCACCCCGAAGCGTTCTCAAACGCCTGCCGTTCCAGTGCCAGCGCCTCTTTCACGTCGGCGCCCACGGAGAACCCGTTGACCGGCTGGATGGAGTCGGACATCGACCCAGCGCCACGGACTTCGATCATGGAGGTCACGCCGCCCATGAACGTCTCGGTGGCACTCGCGTTGGGGCGGGTCAGGAACCGGCCCCCGGCGTTGACGCGGATGTTCTCCACCCACTTGGAGAGGAGCGCATTGACGCGCATTTGATGGTCGATCCACTGCTCCATCACCGGGCGGGGGAAATAGGACGGATCGCTACTACCGTCCCGAACCGGGACCACCGGGATCACACCCCAGAGCAGTGGGGCTGGGCCAAACACGACCTCGTCCCCGACCACCACCATCTGGAGCCCCTCAGGGAGGACATCCGGATGGGGCGCCAAGTAGACGGTGAAGCGCTCGGTGACTTCCTCGTCCCGAAGCCGCTGCCCCTCGCCAATCGTCGTCTGCGTCAACACCCACGCGCCCATGCCTTCTGAGCCGCTGTAGGTGGGCGTATTGCCCGTATTGAGGCTGGAGGCGCTGGCATCCAAGCCGGCAATCCCGTACCGGAACGCCGCCTCCTGCCGGGCAATGACTTCCCGAATGACCACCCAGCGGGGCGCTTGGGTCGCCGTCGCGTTGGGCGACACGCGGACCTGCTCCACGCGGAGGGTTTGACAGCCGATGTCGCCCAGCGGCTTCCGCTGCCCCGGACGCTCGCCCAGCCGTTCATCCCACGGCCCCTTGTCGGGGTCCCAGTGCATATGCCAGAAGCTGACCCCGTCCGTCTGCGCCCAGAAGCCGGCTTCGCGGGCGACGCGGATCATGTTCTGCTGCTCGTACTGGTACTCCAGCGCGAGCTGCTGGGCCTGCGCCTTGCGCTTGTCTTCCGGGTCTTGGGTGGTCGGGGTGACCGCAAACCCCGGCTTCTGGTCCATCATGATCTGCAGGCGCTGGTCGAGCGCCTTATCCATCATGTTGTAGACCACCCGCGCCGCGTCCCGAGGACGGGACGGCTCACGCCACGGCCCCAATCCCTGCGCCGAAATCCACTGCTGGCCGGCGCGGAAGAGGCGGTTCCGCTCGGCCAAGTGGAGGTGCATCTGGACGGATTCCCGGCGGGAGTCCCACAGGCTCCGGCACCACGCGGCCCACGCCGGCATATCCTCCCGTAGCGCCTCATCGGCCAGCGGGAAGTCATAGCCGTAGAGTGCCTTGGCCAGCGCGGCCTCCCGCTCGGCCATCGGCTGGCCGTTCTCTTCGGGCGGGTTGGGCGCCATCTGCTCATTCGGGGACATCGGGTTGTTGGACAGGCCCGCCATGATCCGGGCCATCTCGTCCTCCAACACCGCGCCCTGAAAGGCCGGATCGGCCATCGGGTCCGCTTCAGGCGGGAGCATCGGGGGCATCGTCATGCGTCATCTCTCCGGCCAAGGCCCATCGCCATGCGGACTTTATTCCAGTCCCGATACTGTTCGTACTTCTCGCGGATGACGCGGGTCAGCTCTTCCTGCGCCCAGACTTCGTTCTCCTGCAGCGCCACCGCGATCAGATCCTCCGGGATCTCCACGGCTGCCGGAACGCCGGGCATCGACGGCATCGGCTCCGGGCGGCGAGTCTTCACTTCGCTCACCTGCTCCCACGCCGATGCCAGCCGGTGGACCGCAAAGAGCAGCGATCCACTGACAATCAGGGCGACCAGCGGCGCGTCGGTCATGGTCAGGCGAAGATCGTGAAGCCGCGCAGCACGACGGTGGACCGGGTCACCCCGCCGACCGCCGGGCAGGTGATCGCCGCCGCCACGTTCTCCCCACACCGGATCGGGGCGCTGAAGTTGACCGCAATCGGGGCAAACGCGGCGGCGGGCAGTTCGACCCGCTCCACGGTCGTGGCGCCGTTCGTGATCGTCACACTGACCGCAGCGGCAGGCGCGGCGCCAGCCGAGACGCTGTAGCCGGTGATGAAGTGGATCTGGCCACTGACGGCGGCTTTGGTCGCCGTTGCGGCCACGTTGGTGTTCTGAGTGGCCACTTCCGACCACTGGGTAAAGTTGCGTCCTGCGGTATCCGCCATAACGTCCTCAGTCGGTTTGGTTCCGGCGGAGCCGGGTGGTCAGGTCATCTCCCGGAGCGGGAGGAATCAACGACGTACTGGTACTCCCCGCCTGCGTCAACGTGCCCGTCACCGTCTTTGACACGCGCACCGCGCCACTCAAACTGGCGCTTTGGGCCAACGTCCCCGCCAGCGCTTGGGTCGCTCGCACGGACGACGCCGTCGTCCCGCTCATCGTCAGCGTGCCGGTCACCGCCTTGGCAAACCGATTCAGACTGGCAATCGTCCCCGCACTGGTCAATGTTCCGGCCAGCGCCTTAGCATTTCGACTGGTGCCAGCGAGTGCGCCCGCACTGGTCAGCGTCCCCGTCAGCGCATTGGCCGTTCGCGCCGTCCCGGCCAGACTCCCCTGCAACTCCAACGTCCCACCGACCGCTTGCTGAATCGGGCCGGTGCCCGGTGTCGGGAAAAGCAGCAGGAGCGACATGGCTTATTCGACCGTGAAGACCAGCACGACGTTGACGTTACCCACGCTGCTATTCGTAGTCTGATCCAGCTTTAACCCTTCGTTCTCTCGGATCTTCAACCCCTTCATCGCCGCGAGTTCTTGCGTCTGCGGGATGTGATTCAACGTGCTGGCCATTGCGGCATACGGGAACGTCTCTTCTGACGCACCGTTAAGAAACAGCGTGACCGTCGTTCCCGTCGCGCCGCCTGTTGGCTTGAGTCGAGTCGTCACCGTGGCAGGCAGTGCCGTGGAATCCAAATCAAATCGCTGCGGAGTAAGGACCGTGCCACCCGTCCCTACGGCGGTGGTCCGAATTACTTCATAGGTTTGGCCTACACCCGTAACCGCCGTCTGCGCGGGGATGACATAGCACCCCACCACGCGCAGCACCACGCCCGATCCGGTGGCGTTGAAGAGATCAATCAGCGTAGTACGTGCGGCGGCAACGTGCGCCGTGTTGCCGGTGCTAACGACCCACGTCGCCTTCGTCCCTTGCAGGTGCCCGACTGAATCGGCGGTGACGACAGCCTGATACTCCTTCGTGCTCACCAACTGAGTGGCGATAGACGCCCCAGATCCGGGCGTGACCGCAACGGAGTCGTTCGACAGCGCCATTACGTCCCCGTACTGACGGTCAGGGTGTACGTAAACTCAATCTGCGAGCCGTTGACCACCGGAATGGCGGTAAACACCGACCGATCCAGCAGCACGCCGCTCGTCGAGGCCGAGAAGATCCCGTGTTCCGTGATATTCTGCGAGGTCGTGTAGGTAATCGTCGCCACCGTCCGGTATTGCGTCGCCGCCGGTTCACTTTGCGTCCCGGTGGCCCGTGCCGGACCGGCTGGCGTCTGCAATCCGGTGTCCCCGGCGCTTTCGGCGTTGGTCCCGGTGCCGGAATCGTGGAAGTTCATCGTTTCCAGCTCGGTCAGGTTCTGGAACGCATCCACAATGAACCCGGCCCCGACGGTCGTGATGACCCGGCGGGACGCCACACCGAGATCGGTCCAGTTGCCGTCCGGAGTCCGGACTCGCGCCCGCAATTCGGCGTTGAGCCCGATCTTGGCCAGCCGTTTGGCTTCTTCCTGCCACCCGCGCAGCCGGTGCGGGACGTTTTGGAGCTGCCACAGCCGCCGGTTCATAGCGCCCCCCAGCATTTCTCCGCCTTGGCCACCACCTTGGCGACCGCATCGGCGGTGGTAGCGCCCGTCGCGGACAAGGTCGCGTCCGGGCGGATCAAGGTGATCTGCACTTCTTGGTGATCGGTCGTGATTTCCCGCAGATACGACGCGCCGTAGGTCGCGCACACCACATCCAGTGGGTGCTGCGGCTCCATCGTCGGCATCTCTGGCGCGTTTTCCCCCGGCGCCCACCACGTCTTGAGCCAGTTCAGCATCAGTCGCAGTCCCATGCCCGCAGGCTCTTGTTGATGCGCGAGTTGGGGTCGTTCGCCGTCTTCGCGCTGGTCAGTTTGGCTTTCATCCCCTTCATGCGCCGACAAAAGGCGATGCGGCGCTTGGCTTTTCCGGCGATTTCGCGGCCGCCGCCTTCTTCACCGGCGGTTTGATGTCGCGCCCTTCGGCACGGAGCGAGGCGCGGCCTTTGGCGTTGAGTCCACCGGACTCCGCCTGTCCCTCCTTCCGCTGCCACGCCGGAGTCTTCGCCACTAGTCCTCCTCGTCCTCCATCTCGTCCTCCTCCTCCATGTCCGACTCGTCTTCGTACTCCGAGTCGTTCATGCCGTCCTTGAGGAGGGCGAGTTCGGCCTTGAGGTAGCCGATCTTCTCTTCCAGCGCGGCGATCTTCTTGGCCTTGGACATCCCGTCGCCCTTCGAGGCGTCGAGTGCGTCCTTCATTTCCAGGCGCTCGCGCTCCATCATCCCTTTCTTGGGAGCGCCCATCGCAATCATGATGGCGATGCCGGGGCCTTTTCCGGCCCCTTTGCGTTTCATGGCCGGTTTCCGCTTCTTGTTCGCCGCGCTCGCCTTCTCAATCACGGCGTCCATCCCCTTGGCCTTGGCCATCCTACCACCCTCCTGGCAGTTGCCGCGCAAAGTTCCCGGCAAGGACTGACCGATTTCCGGTCACCTCTCCCTCCTCCTCAACATACGGGTCATCCCGGACCAGCCGCAACCCCGGCGGGGCCTCGGGGACCACCCCCTGCACCCGATCCCACCCGTACAGGGCCAGCGCCAAGGCCATGACGCCGTCGTCATGCTCCCCCGGCGGGGCTTCGTAGCGCACCCCGGTGGCCGTATAGGTAAACTCGAACGCCTCTAGCTCCCCGACTAGCCAGCGGGCGCTGTCCGTATCGGGAACCTTGAGTTCCCGGCCTTGGAAGGCCGCCACCAACCGCTGCATCAGGCGCAGTTTGCTGGGTTGGGTAAAGACATGGGGGGTCACATCCACCCCCATGCCCTGCAAATCGGACACAATGGCGTCTCCGACGCCCGTGGCGTCCGCGACAATGGGGGTGTGGCCCACCATCTCGCGGATTTTGCCCTTCGTGGTCGCCCACGGCGCTTGCCAGCGCTCCAGCACGACGATGTTCCGGTAGGCGTCCAGGCCACAGACCACGGTAAAGTCCATCGACCGGGCCAAATCGACCCCGTACACCACCGGCTCCCCCGGTTCCAC